TAATACCATTTACGATAGCATTATTTGTTGCACTACCACTATATCTGTCTATTAAGTATTGAAAATAAGAATTTTTATCTCCAAAGGTTACCCAATCTTTAGTTTTATTAACCTTGATATTAGGCGAGTTATAGTTATTTAATTGTACTATATTAATAGCACTTTTTACCTTTTTTTTCATATTACTATATAATCGTTATTACCACTATCGGCAGATACATATTGCTTTTCGTTATTATTGTATTTAACTCCCATACTTTGATCTGTTACAAAAGCCTTATCCCTATAAACTACTAATTTATTGCTTGAATTTTTCATTCGTAAAGTGTAATATTTATCAGCTTTTAAATCGCCATTAGTATTGTCTATATTGGTTGTTATAAAATCTCCCTCTACTTGAAAATTTTCCCCATTACTAAACTCAAAAACCTCTTGGGTTTCGTCATCAATAAATTCTAAATAATAACCCGTTACTCCATCTATAAAAGCAGGAATATTAATGTTTGGTAATATCGTTATTGGTGGTGTTAAGTCTGTTGGATCTATTACTATCATACTATATTAACGAACAATTTAGTAATATTTGCAAAAAGTAACAAAAAAAGGGTGACTAATTAAAGCCACCCCAATTATTAACTAATTCAAATCGTATTTTATGGATTGATTTGTTGAGCACTGACAGTTATTCCCGTAGTTGCTAAATCTTGAGATAAGAAATTTGCAGGTTTTAACTCTTGTGCGTTTAACGTAAGTGTATATCCCGAAAGATCGCCCATTGCCGCTCCCGTAACGATAGTTCCACCATTTACGTCTGATCCGTGTTCCAAACCACTTAAAAATAAATTACCATTATTATCCTCTACTATAACGTGAGGTCTTGCAACAGCAATTAGTGCAATTTCATCATTAGTATCTTTGTCTAATTTTTTGAAAGTTAGGTTAAGTGTTTGATCATAAAAAGTAGTTCCATTTTCTCTTGAACTTGTTATAGTTTGCTCGAAAGAGGAAGTTCCTTTTAAGTCATATTTGTAGGCTGTTGGACTTCCCGATAAAGTATCTATTTCTGCCGATGCTGATGAAACAAAGGACACATCGCCTAAAGTTCCATAATCGATAAAATAAACTGCTTTCAGTCCACCAACTGCATTTTTACAAGGCTCTAATCTGCCCGAAGTAAGTAAACAACTCATAGTTTTTATATTTTTTTTTATAAAAAAGGGTAGGCAATTTTACCCACCCTTTATTACTTGATTATTATTTATTTTTATGCTCCGTAGTATACAATATCAGAAGCAATTCCGTACTGCACTCCTGCTGTATATCTCATCACAAATCTAACATTTTTAGATCCGTCTATATCTGCCATATCTATAATCTTAACCTCATTTTGATCCGAAAGTAATCCCGTTCCAAAGAATAAGTTTGATTTTTGAGCAGCTACCATTCTATCATCTGCAAGTCCGTGAGCAGTAACAAGTTTTACTCCGTCAAAAGACAAAGACCCACCATTTTGATACCACATTGTTCCTTGAGTGTTTACACCCGAGTTGTTTTCTCCGTTTAAGAATGATCCGAAACCACCTAAAGCACGAACATAAGCACGAGCCACATTTTGAGAAATATAAATTTGCATATCCTCTTTTCCATATAGTGCGCTTGGTATTGCATCAACAACTTTTCCAAGTTCTGCGATAACATTTGAAGCTGTTACTGCTGTTGGTACGATAGTTTGCCCTCCGTCTGTTCCAAATTGTGCTTCTGCAAATAATGTAGTTAATCCTTTGAAATCATTAGATCCAACTCCACCTGCACCTCTCCACAAAGCAATTTCTACTGCTTGTGCAACGTCAGCCGAAACTCTTGCGATAAAGAAATCGCTAAATTTTGGTGGCATATTGTCGTGAGCGCTGAAACCCATACTTTCTGCTTCCCAATCTGATTGGAATGGTGTTTTACATAATTCAAGATTTACTTGAAGTTCTTTAGGGTCTAAAATTCTTTCAGTCAAATCAACTGATCCCGTGTCTTGGAAACTACAAGTAGCATCTGCAATTGCAGAAGTATAATCTACTACTTTAATAACCTCTTTGTCTTTTACGTTAGGTTTAATTGTGATCAAGTTTTGGTTTAAAGTGCTTCCCGAAAGAAGTGCTGCACCAATATACTCTCCTGCAAACTCTCCTGCGTAAGTAGTCGTGATATTTAATCCTGTTGCCATAATCTAATTTTTACTTTTTGTTAATTTATTTATTTAATTTTTCTAATATAATATCGAACGTAGATTTTTGTTTGTTACGTCCAAATTTAAAATTTCTCTTTTTTTGCGTTGATGCTTCGGGATTGTGTTTAAGTGGTGCAGATGCAGGTTTGCTCAATTCGGCTTTTAACTCTGCTTCTTCCTCTTTAACTTCTTCCTCTACTTCTTCAGCTTCTTCTTTTTCTTCTTTTTCTTCGGGTTTAAGGTCATCAATCATTTTTTTAATTTCCTCTAATGCAAGTTCAAATTCTTCTCTACTTACATATCCCAAATCTTCTGTTTCTTCTTCTGCAATTTCTTCTTCTACTTCCTCTACCACTTCTTCTTCGCCAAGTTTAGCAATAATGCCCTCCTTAACTACAGATAAAGTTAAACCATTTTCCATTTTGTAATTTCCAACGGGTAAAGCTACCTTTTCGTCCTCTGTTACAATAAAAATTGGTTGATCAGTTTCGAATTTATCGGCTTCTAATATAGTACCATTTTCTAATTTCATTTGTTCTAATTTAGTTTCTAAACCTAATAAAGTTCTAATTTGTGTTAATTTATCAGTTGCACTCATAATTTAATTTTAGTATTTAACGTTAATTTATATTTATTTTGCGTTTAAGGATTATCTGCTTCGCATTTTCCACAATCGCCATAAGCAATTGCATTGTTCCACAAAAAACCACTTGTGAGATTGTCGGCTTGTAAAACCTCGTAACAACCACTTTGTTCTATATTAACCAAATCGAAATAATAAATATTTCCAATTGTTAATTCTGTATTTCCGTGAACGTGATGCTGTTTGCTGTGTCCACATAATTGAACTTTAAACCCATAATCTGAAACGGGTGTCTTTCCACTTCCACCAATATTTCCTATACCTTGTGCTTGTAACGATCCGTCGCAACAATCCACGTGATAAGTATTATCTTCACATAAACAAGCACGTCTTGAATTTTTTGGACTTGAGTTACTTGGTGTTTTAAAATGTCTATAAGGCATAATTATTTTTTTACGCAATTTGGTACACGAACACCATCTTTTTCCTTTGTTCCGATCATTTCATAACCCTCCCAACAAGGATTATCGTCTGCCATATCCTCTCCGTCTATTTCTTTTAATTTGCTTATTGCCCAATTAACTCCTGCTGATCCACCCCAAGCATCCCACATAATACCACCACAACCCTCTGAATAAGGTACATCTTTGTGCTGTTGTTGTCTTTTAAATGATGCCATTCTTGCAATTGTCGATCTTGTGATATTTTCTTTACGTGCTAATTGTCCTGCTCTTGTCCACCCCACCTGCGTTCCACAATCCGATCCGTTCTTCTCTTTCCAAGCTATTGCTTTCTTTGCATTATTTACAGCACCTTGTGGGTAATCGTTATAACTTTTAAGTTCTACATCATTTAGAATGTCGGTTATTTCGGATAATAAGTCAATATCTAAATCATTTTTGTTGCTTTTAGGGTTTACCTTGTCGGCAAAGTAGCCTTCTATTGAAAAACCTTTGACTTTTCCCGTTTTAACGTAATCATTCCATATTTGGTCATTGTCTACTTTGATGCTTCCAACCCAAGTTCCTAATGGTAAGTCCATTCCAAACATATTAGATTTATCATTTTCTTTGTCCTCAACGAGCCAACTCTCAACTAATGTTAATCCATTAATGCTCATCTCGTGTTCCAATGTCGCATTTTGTTGCATTCCTTGTTTTAAATACAATTGAGAAGCCTTTCTTACGGTTTCCCTGCTAAAATAAATGTAGTATTCTTGATCACCATTTTTTCTATAAATAGGTTTATTAGGTATCAATATTGGTCCAATTAATATTTTTTTGTCTGTGTCTTGTTTCTCAAATTTAAATGATTGAGATTTAAGGGCAACAAAATCTTCTTCTATTGCAGGGTATTCCACCACACTAATTGCCTCAACAAAATTGTCTTGGTTTTCGTCTAATATCAATTCTATAATTTCCATATCTTTATAACGTATTTTTTTTATAAACTTGCGTTTTCTACTATGTTTCTATCCATTGATTGTGCAGTACTAACGTCATTCGATACTACATATGCTTGGACGGGTTGTTGTGATTGACCACCAATCGCATCTGCTAATTGATCAGTTCCACTTGCACCAACTATATTAAATGCAGGAGGGGTACTTACATTTGCAGATCCACCACCCCCACCACCAACACTTGGCGCTTTCCCACCACTTGCTGATTTTTTATTTCCTTTTAAATCACTAATTGCCTTTACTGCACCTGCCACCGATCCTGCAATTGATAAACCTGCTGTTACGTTGTTGATCGCTACAAATGGCATTCCTGCTGTCAATGGTGTAGCGGCAACTGCTTTGGCATTCGCAACTGCTGTGTTTGATATAATTTTAGATATAGCACTAACTTGTTCAGTAACTATCCCTGCAATCGCCAATGCTTTACTTTCCTTGCCAAATGCACTAAATATTTTTTGCATATTACCAATAGCACTACCAACTTGACCAATTTGTGTTTGTCTGTTTTCTTCCTCTGCTTGAATACTTGCGATCTGATCATCAAGTTTCTTTTTGTCTAATTTTGCTTGTTCCTCTACCGACTTTGCTTTTATGGCATCATCTTCATCTGCAAATTGTTGTCGCATTTCTAATAACCTTTCGTTTCTTGATAATTCAAGTTCGTCGGTGTTTAGGTTGTTGGCTTCTGCTTGTTCAATTAAAGCATCGTATTTTTCTTGCTCTTTTTGTAATTGCAGTTCTCTTTTTTCATCTATGGTATTTGCTTCTGCTTCGGCAATTTGTTTCTGTAAATTTATTTTTTCTTGTGCAAGTCTATTTTCCTCTGCAATGCTTTCTCGAGTTAATGCTGTTTGTCTTGCAGTCAATGCCCTCTTTTTAGAAAACCTTTGTGTTTCTAATCCTATAAGTTCTGCTTCAAGTTGTGCAAGTGCAAGTTTATCTTCTGTCGTTGATTTACCTAACGCATTTTCTTCTTTTTTCGCATCACGCAATAATTTTACTCTCGCAATTTCTTTGGCAGTTATCTCATCATCAAGTTTGGCTGCTTTTTTTATAAACTCAATCCTTTCCTCTGCACTAAACTTTTCCCGATCCTCTGCTTGTTCTCTTAATTTTGCTATTTCTCGATTTGCTTTTGCTCGATCAACAAGTAATTTCCTTTGTATTATTTCTGCCTTTGCTCGTCTGTCTGCTATATTACCTGCTTGTTTGGCTTCCTTTGCAGTTTCCTCAATAAATTCTTTTGTTTTGTCTATCGCTTGTTGCGTTTTATCAACAATATCCTCTACACCTAAAGCGACTTTTGCAACAGCATTGGTTGCAACTTTACCTGCTTCACTAAATTTACCTTTAAAAAGTAAACCTATTGCTTCACCTAATTTTGGTACAAGTTCTAATAATCCCTCAAACCTATTAATTATGTTTTCTTTTACTAATTTTACGAAACCCATTATGGCTTCTTTTGGGTTTTCAAAAGCGCCTATAATTACTTCGCCTAAACTCGCAAACACATCTAAAACTTGATCAACAACAGCACCAATAACTGCCATAATCTTTTTAAACTTCTTTTGCCCTTCCTCTGATCGTTTAAATGCTTGTACAACTGCTAAAATACCAATTGCCAATGCACCAATACCACTACCAATAATTGCAACTTTTAATAAATTGAAACCTTTTGTAGCACCTTTAAGTGTTTTAACTAAACCACCAACTTGACTGAATAGACCACCCGTTGCTTTGTCAGCGATTTTTGTTTGTGCAGAATAATCGGCTTGTCCTTTAGTTGCATTTTTAACTACTTCATTTGCTTTACCTCTTGCTTTAGTTAGGTCTTTAACTGCAAATTTTTGTTCTTTAATAAGTTCTTTTTGTTTGGCAATCTCATCACGAAGTTTTTTCTGTTGTGCAAGGTTATTCTTAGGGACTGCTTTAAGTTGTTTTTCCAACTCAAACAATTCCTTTTCCCAATCATCTGTAAGGTCTTTTGCTTCTTGTAATTCTTTATTTAAAAATTCAAGTTGCTTTTGTGCATCGCCTAAATTGAGGTCTACATTTATTGTTTTTTCAATTGCCATAATTCTTTCAATTCTTTATAACCCTCTTTTATTGTGGTTGGTAGTTTATTTTTCCCTCTTGCTATTGCAACGTATTCACTATCACTTTTAAAATCGTACTTTAAAGCACTAATAATATCTCCAATCATTTTAAACAAGTTTTTTTACCCATAGTTTTAACTAAATCGTAATATTTGGAATTAGATTTCTTTCTGTCTATATCTATATTAACGAAATATGGTAGTTTATTTGTAAAATCTTGCTTCATAAATAAATTTTTATTTGATCGGGTTACTCCTGCGTTGTGATAAATTAAATTTTTATGCCATTTATTAATCGGACAAGTTGCCCAAGTAAATTCTAACATTTTATTCGTTTTGGTTTGGTGTCCTAATTTCCAAGCAGTAAATAATAATGCCCACATATCAGCGCACCAAATTTGTAGTGCGTGGTGTTTTGGATCGTCTTTTATTTTTTGTTGGTTTAATTCTGTCAATTCAGTAAATAATTGCTCACTTAAAATATAAACCTTTTGCCAAAATACCCAATCTACATTCTTCATTATAGTTTGAGCACCACCACAATTCATCATATTTTTTTTGAATAAATTTTCCTCTATGTTTGCCACCTCTAACATTTTTTGCAAAACGTCGTCCCCTTTAGATTTAACGTATTTATAGTTCAAATAATTATTGGTGTCTGATTGATACCAAATCTCATCTTTCTTAAAAATATTTAACTCGGGTTTCCTTGTAAACAAAATATCGCAATCGTGATAAAAAATAGTTTTGTATTTCAATTGCCAATTCTTTTGGAAATATTTCATTAATATAAATGGTCTTATAGATGAAATGTATTTAGTTTTTGGTCTAATATCCTTTATAAAACCAAAATTGACTTTATTGTATTTAACTTTTAATTTAAAAAAATCTCTACTTACGTTATTACCTTTATATCCTACTACAATATGTATTTTATCTTGATCAATTCCTTTTTCTATGAAATTTTCCAACATAACCTCTACTTGCCAAGCAAAATATAAACTATCGGGTTGAGCGCTTAAATATATCATATTAA